ACTGGGTTGATGTACTCGCGATGACGGACAGTAAGAGAATTGCCATTAGAAGTGAATTTAGCCGGGGATGACTTAGTAATTCGAGTGTTTGAAATTCCTTTAGAATTTCGTGTGTTGTTGTTGTTATTATTTGTGTTAGGAAGGTGGTAGTTTTAAGTCGGCGGATACCTCAGTCCGTGTCGACCGTATAGCCCAACAGTTCAAACTTTCTGGGGGATCTCTCCCCTTATGCGGGCACTTGAACTGATAACCTGACCTGAAAAGGTCTCCCACTCAATTGAAGGCGTCCATGGGTTACCTAAGGACTCATTGGTAACTCCTTGTCCGTATATCTCGACAATTGATTCCACTCCTGGCGGGCGCATTCGGACGTATCCTACTACGACTTCCACTCAAGGCATTTATTGATCCCGACAGCTACCAAAAGGCTGGTGCTTGTTCGGGCGGAGCTAGTCTCTGGGGTAGATCTAGCTGCAAGGTATAATCGGTGATGGGATTTGCATGTTTTAATGCGCATCGGTTGTCATAATATTTCTCTAGGGCGATTTGCTCTTGTGGTGTAATGCCAAAAGCAAAGTAGAAGGAAATGCGCGTGCTTGTGTCAATTTTGCACACGCCGGCCATTCCATCGGATAGATCTTGACGGTAATGCCAGTAATAATCTCCTTCTTTTGGTCGCCATGGTTTTGCAGAACGACAAAACCACTCATAATATGACTGGAAAATTGGGACTCCACGACTCATTGCTCGTCCGCACTCACCCTTTGCTCCAAGCATCTTCTCATAGACTTTCTTGGATTTTATGGGTTTAGTGGTAAACAAGTCGGAGTATAGACGTTTTGAAGGCCTGGGTACTAACACATATGATCCATTAACACGCACCGGGCGAGATTGACAAAATTCAATCTCTTCCAATGTGTTATACACGCCATCATATTGCATTGTAATTCCCATACGTCTAAACCAATCTTCCATCCCGGATTTAAATTTATCAACACTTGACTCTTCCATGATTAATACACAGTCATCACCATCATTAAGCAACTTCGCACGTCCTTTAAGTCCGCATGACTCCAAATAACTATACATTAACGTGCACATGATTATGACATTACCTAAACTGGTATTCATATCGCCTGACATGCGGCATCCGTTAACTTTGTATTTGATAGTTCCGTCCTTATCCTTGTACGCTCCCTTGTTTACTTTCTGTGCTTGTAAGAGTCTTTTCAACGGTGGCAGCTCATCACTGCCCCCGCACACTTCCAGG